CATCTTACGACCTGCTGGAATTCCTGATGCCATGAATTCTTTTAGTTGTTGTTCTGGCTTTCTAATGGTCTTGATCCCACTGAGAATAGGGTCAAATCCTAATATCGTGCTACCCTTAACTCCCAGCGTTTGACTATGACTGTCAGCAATATAATAATGAATCTTTCGTTTAGCAGTATCGTATGCCCATACTTCATTCGCTCCAATAATCTTACTTGGATGAACGCTTTCAAGTTTGAGTGCATCAAACCGCTTGAGATATTTCATCTTAGAGACTTGCTTTTCAGGACTAATAGCACGTCGAGCACGAGGGGCTTTTTGAGCCTTCTTGATACTTACATAGCCATTAAGATCAGTGATAACAGCCTGAATGAATTTGATAGTTGCTTTGATTTCAGTGCGAGAGTAGTTACTATAACCCTCTGTTAGTTGCTTATCAGAGCCTTTATATACCTCTTCAAATTCAGCGAGTTTTGCTTTCCATACTTCTAACAAAATATTGATATGCTGAGGCTGAATGTTCTTCTCAGAAAGTATGCCAATGGTTTTGCCTGAGAATTCATACTTGGTACCTGCCTGAATAAACTCATCCATGATGCCTTCGAGTTCGCCTCCGGCCTCACGAGTACGTTCTTTCATTATGTCCTGAATACTAGGACGATTTTTTACAGCAGTTTCTTCTCGTTGTATTTGTTTTCCACCTGTCTGAGACACAATCTTGATACTACTCTCATTCTTGAGTAAGCGAGCGATATCATTGTGTAGAGCGAAGATTTCGACTTCAGTTAATTCTAAGCCTCTTAGAGACATTCTTGCTAAAAAGCATAATGGTATTCGAAGTTCTTGCTCATTTATTCGTCGAATAGCCTTAGCGTCCTCGGGATATCCGTAATTTTCAACGTACTGAGCGAGAAAATCCTTTGCCTCGCTACGTCCATAAAAGTGATTGTACCAATTCAATGATCTGATAATCGCTGACTGTCGTAGATCCGAATCAGGCTGAATATGAAAACTTGGCTCATCACCGTAATACTTGGTGTCTGGATCTCGTGGGAGCAAAGACTTAACGATCATTGATTCGCTAGAAATCGAAGTCTTAATAGACTCTGAACGAGGTTTCGCTCGTTGAATTTTGAGTGGTTTTGAGTCTTTCTCAGCAGATTTTGATGATTTTCGTGTCATAATGAGCGCTTTTTATTTAGTAGATGCTATTATAGCAGGGATTGGATTTATTGTCAAGCGATTTCGGCTAAATACTAGTATATGCCACGCTTATCACTCTATCGTCAAACTAAGTCACATGACTATCGTTTCTTTGATCGTGTAATCAAAGAGCAGTTTTCTGTTGGGGGCACTGATCTATACGTTCATAAGTATCTTGCTCCGAAGACTCCCGCTACAAGTCAAGACTTTAGTCAACCTGCTTATGATAAATCAGACCCAAGAAACATACAAGATCTGTTGTTCTTAGAAAATCGTGATAGAAAATATGATCCCAATATCTATCGTATTAGAGGTCACTATAATGTTCAGAATTTAGACTTCGATCTAAGTCAGTTTGGTCTGTTCTTATCTAATGATACTATTTTTATTACGGTTCATTACAATGACATGATTGATCAGATTGGAAGAAAGTTGATGACTGGCGACGTATTAGAGTTACCTCATCTTACAGACTATCATCCATTAAATGATACGATTCCAATAAGTTTAAGACGATATTATCAAATCACGGATGCTAATTGGGCAAGTGAAGGATTTAGTCAAACATGGTACCCACATCTATGGAGAATTAAGTGTGAACCATTGATCGATAGTCAAGAGTTTAACGAGATATTATCACAGCCTGCTAATACAGACAATTGGATGGGACAATGGACTGCTGAAACCACATATCAAAAAGGATACACGGTTACTTCTGGAAACAAAGTTTATGAAAGTTTAACCGATGTACCTGCTGGAATTTCGCCTCCTGATGAACAATATTGGAAACTCATAAGTGATGGAACTCTGAGTGACATTGTCAGTCAGTATAAACAAAATCTGGCGATCAATGACGCTATGTTAGAAGAAGCCAGTCGTTTAGTTCCAAGTATAGGGTATGATCGTAGTCAATTATATTTGGTACCAACAGAAGAAGATGGCGTTCCTGCTCCTCCAATTAATCTACTGATAACAGCAGGTGGTGGACCTGTTAGAAACAGAGGAACAGTAGTGTTTGTCAATAATCCTGACTTTGTCAATAGCAGTGCTGCCATAAAAATTAGCAGTGCCGCTTTACAATCAATGATGGATATGACGGCTGATTCAATGATTGGGTCAAGTATTGATCGTTTTATTAGTGTAAGTCTTCAAGCAATGGAAACTCAACCTGAAAAATCTGCTAGTGGTACAGGTTCAGGTAGAGTTAGCGGTGATTTAGTATTGGCTGCTACAGCATTGGCGACTATTAAAGGACCATACGGCACTGCTGATAATACCTACAGCCGCGCTGATCAGCATCTTTCTACACAGGCTAAGACACTAGGTAAAATTCCCAGAGGAGAATCTGTTATTCAATTTATAGCAACTCCAACTGGAATTCTAGATATTATCACAGGACTAAAAATCATTGCCGAGAATGTACCCAATGATCCGTTCCAAAAAAATACAAGAATATTACGAATAGAACAAAATGGGTTTGCTAGCGGAACATTGACAAAAGTAACTCTAACCAAACCATTACTCTATGATTTAGAAAGTAATACTGTATTAACTATTAGTCATGATTTTGACGGTGTTATTACTGATCCTAATATCATGGATTATCGTGCTGACTGTGATCCTCGTTTTCAATTTATTCGTCGTAGTACTCCAAGATCTTTTGGTTATATCAGTGGATATGCTTCAGGAGATGGAACTGCTCCAAACGGAGAGCCAACAGGAGCAGGCATTGAGTTTCCTGCTAATCCAACCGTGGGAGATTACTTTCTTCGCTTAGATTATTTACCTCAGCAGTTGTTTAGATGGAATGGTCAATTATGGGTTCAAATTTCTAGTCGAGTTAGAACAGCGCCAGGGTTTGGTCCTGATGATGAGAGTCAACTTAGTACGTTTATCAATAACAACGAGGTTCTTAAACTTAACGATGGTACCACAATGCCAAGTAAAACTAGCCTTAGTCAAGCGTTTAAGATTAGACCTGACTAACTGTCACTAAATAATCTAACATTCAAGGATTTATAATGGCTAGCCTATTCTATGATAATCAGATAAGACGATTTCTTATTCAGTTCGCTCGTATTTTCTCAAATTGGGAAGTAGAGAATGGTACCGATGATAGAGGAAATCCTATTGTTATACGAGTACCTATCATGTATGGAGATATGAGTCGTCAGGCTGCTACTATAATGGCCAATAACAGTGCTAATAACTTACCCAAGGCTCCCTTGATAACTTATTACATCAAGAACATTGAATATGATCAATCAAGAACTCAAGAGCCCTACTTTTTAGATCGTAGAACAGTTAGACAAAGATCCTATAATGCTGAAACTCGTGAATATGAAACTGTTCAGGGACAGGCATTTGAAGTACAACGTATTATGCCTGTTCCTTATAAGTTAAGTTTGACGGTAGACATTTGGACTACTAACTATCAACAGAAATTACAGATATGGGAACAGTTAGCCGTGCTATTTAATCCAAGTATGGAGATACAAAGCACTGACAACTTCATTGATTGGACATCACTGAGCGTTGTCTATCAAGATGGCATAAATTGGACTAGTAGAAGCATTCCACTGGGTACGGGTAATCCAATCGATGTGCTGAGTTGGGGATTTCAAATTCCTGTATGGATCAGCAGTGCTGTCAAAATCAACAAGATGGGTATTATTCACAAGGTGATTGCTAGCATTTACAAGGGCAGTGCTCTAACTGATATGAAAGATGATGATCTTTTACTTGGAACTCGTCAGAAAATCACTCCTTATGGTTATCAGATACTATTCTTAGGTAATACGCTACAACTTCTTCCTGCAAGTCAAACCAAGTACCCAGGACAAGATAGTTTAGAAATTCCTCAAAGCCCTGATACTTCTTTATACTGGTCTGCTACACTGGGTCCATACGGCGCTGTTAAAAATGGAATCAGTATGATAGCGTTAGAAA